GCCTAGAGGCACAAAGAGGCAAAAATACAGTGACGAGGTAAGAGCATTCTTAGACGACGGTGTACTAGAACATGTCCATCGCTTTGAGGATTTGCCTATGGTTAGGACAGGATGTGATACATACGCAAGTATCTATCCAGAATTTAAAAAGTATATGATGGATAGGACTGTTGACGAAGTTGTAGAACATTTGCTCAGTTTAACACCAGAAGGCAAATGGCAAATGGATAATGGACAGGACATTCATTTTATACTAACAGGCGGAGAGCCGTTGCTATGGCAGAGATTTTGGATTGAACTATTTCAACATCCAGGCATGGCAGATCTAAAAAATCTTACAGTTGAAACAAATACAACACAACCTTTAAACGATAAATTTTTTACGTTTTTATCTGAACAAGAACAATTCCAAGTTACATGGGCTTGTAGTCCTAAATTAACTGTAAGTGGTGAAAAATGGAGAGATGCAATTAAACCTGCAGTAGCTTGCCAATATTTAAATGTACGCAATAGTAAAATGTATCTTAAATTTGTAGTAGCAGATAAAACTGATATAGAAGATGTTAAAAAAGCTGTTGATCAATATATAGAAGGTACAGTAAATGTTCCTGTATACGTTATGCCAGTAGGTGGGTGCAAAGAAGAATATGGTGCAAATAAAATAAACGTAGCCGAACTAGCACTTGAAAAAGGCTGGAGGTATAGTCCTAGGCTACAAGTAGATTTATTTGGAAATAGTTGGGGTACATGATGTTAAATTGGTTTCAAAAGAAAAAAGAAATTAGGCTATCTCCTGAAGAAGAGCGTAGATCAATTCTTGCAAAAGAAAAAGAAATTGCTACAAAAAAAGGCAAAGCATGGGTTGCAGTTCTTGACACACAAGTTAATCCAGACAATATTCGCAACGGATTCTTCGAATTAGACTGGAATAATCAATTTATCGAAGAACTACTTGATGCAGGTTACACAGGTGAAACAAATGAGGAAATTGTAGATGCGTGGTTTAGGACTATTGCTACACAGATATTAAATGAACAAGGGGTTGACAACGACCGCGGAATCGGGTATATTAAAGTATAAACATTCTAATCTAAATAGATATGGCAACTTACATTCTAGTAGATAGTGCAAACACATTCTTCCGTGCTCGCCATGTTGTACGTGGCGACATTGAAACAAAAACAGGTATGGCGCTACATGTCACATTAAGTTCTGTAAAAAAAGCATGGCAGGATTTTAACGGTGATCATGTAGTATTTTGTTTAGAAGGTCGTAGCTGGCGTAAAGATTTCTACGCTCCTTACAAGCGTAATCGGCAGGAATCTCGTGATGCACTTACTGAGAGAGAAGCAAAAGAAGATCGGGCGTTTTGGGAATGTTTTGATCAATTCAAAGACTTTGTTATAGAAAAAACTAATTGTACAGTATTACACGATCCACAGCTAGAAGCAGACGATCTTATTGCAGGTTGGATACAGCATCACCCTAACGACCAACACATTATTATTTCAACCGACGGAGACTTTGCACAACTTATCGCACCTAATGTAAAGCAGTACAACGGAGTTACTAATCAAACTACAACAATAGATGGATATCTAACAGAAAAAGGTAATCCTGTAAAAGATCGCAAAACAGACAAAGCAAAACCTGCACCCAATCCTGAATGGCTATTATTTGAAAAATGTATGCGAGGTGACACTAGTGATAATGTGTTCAGTGCATATCCAGGCGTCCGTAAAAAAGGTACAAAAAATAAAGTAGGATTGCTCGAAGCATTTGACGATAAGAAAACAAAAGGTTTTAATTGGAATAACCTTATGTTACAACGCTGGGTCGATCACGAAGGTAATGAGCATCGTGTACTAGATGACTACAACAGAAATGTTATGTTGTGTGATCTTACAGCCCAGCCAAAAGAAATAAAAAAAATAATAAGTGACAAAATACTAGATACCCCTAGTAAATCTGTAGGTCAAGTAGGAATCAAATTTATGAAATTCTGTGCAAAACATGAATTAAATAGACTATCTGAGCAGGCTGATGCATATGCAAAAATTATTAACTCTAGCTATAACGGAGACACACAATGACAGTTCACGCAAAAGAAATTATAAATGGTAAATTTTGGATTTTGGAAGACGAAGGTGAAAAAGTAGCAACCCTTTCTTTAGCAGATGACAAATTTTTATTAGCCGATCGTAAAGGTACTAGATTTTTTGATAATACTGTTTCTGTAGAAACAGATTTTGGTAAACAAATTATCTGGGATAAGCTAGAAATTACAGAACATCAGCTTAAAGAAATTTACGGTTACCCTACATCATCTTATCCTTTTAATTCTATTTACAATGTAAAACGCAAATTACCACTTTTTACAAAAAGCTTTAAATCTAAAAGTTTGTACTGTGCAGGCTATTACATTATTGAATTCAACAAAGGATGGGTTAAAAGTTTTTGCCCTAAACTAATTACTATTGAGAAATATAAGTTTGAAGGTCCTTTTAAAAATAAGATTGAAATGAAAAATGCATTAAGTAGAAAAAATGGAAATAAATAATCTTCAATTAGAAAATTTTATAAAACTTGTAAAGTCTGCTGACTTTGGTCAAGAAAAACAAATTACAATAGATATAAAAACAGCAAAACAAATTGTTTATAATTTATCTTTATTATTGTTAAAATATAACAACAAATTAGAAAACCAAATTTCAAATTCACAAGAAAAAACAGAAGAAGTCATTAAAATTAACTTAGATGGAGGGAAAGGTTGGTAAAAAAATAAATAATATCACAGAGGATATTATTTATGAGTAGACCTAAACCAAAAATTTTATTAGAAAAAACCGATCCCAAAACATATAAAAGTGAACAAATTTTAGAAGCCGAAGCAACATGGTGTGTCCTATATAATTCTTATCCGTTTAATTTACGGACTGTTAATAGCATAACTAATTCACCTGGACCAAAATACAAAAAAACCAGTTTTACTAATCCAGGTCATGCTTACAATTTGGCACGCAGACTAAATGCAAAATTTGAAACAAATCTTTTTACTGTTATTAAAATATAAAGATGAAGATGAATAGTCAACAAACTTTTACAAAAATTTTTTTAAAACACTTAAATGTTGCTATAACACCTGCGTCGTTAAAAATCTATAGTCGTACATGGTGGAAAAATAACAGATCAAAAGACCACGGCGGTTTGCGTTTAACTGATGAAGGGTATGCATTGTTAAAAGACGACATCGATCTTAAAATATATGAAATACCCTTACCTAGAGAAACAAAAATAAACACGCAAACTATAATTTTTTTAGATCAATTTATAGATTGCCCATACTATCTTACTGACAAGAGTATTTTTGTAACCAACGAAAAAAAAGCAATTGAGCTACATCTTTTTTCAGGAGATTTACAAAAGTATGGGTTGACAAAGGCAATGAGTAGATATGACTGATAAAGAATTACAGGACATACTAGCTGAACTTTCTGATAGTCCATCTACCTTCAAGACTGCTATAGAGACATATAAAAACATGTCCGAATCTGAGCTTAAACGAGAGTTAGGCAAACAAATTAAACAAGCCAAAGAAAATTTCGAGAAGCTAGACATAATGCTAGAAGACTTGCAATGGGACATAGAAACTGAGCTTGTTAATGAAATTTTATCAAAAAATTCTCAAAAAAACTCTTGACCTTTCCTGCACACTTGCTATACTATTATTATGTTGCGTAACAGAGCGCAGCGCATTTTAACCCTACCAGGAGATACTAAATGGATACTGCACGAACACTTTCCCCAAACAAAGCCAAGTCACGTATTTCACATGCTATCACTAAGAAGCGTCCAGTATTCATTTGGGGGCCTCCAGGCATCGGCAAGAGTGACATTGTGCATCAGATTGGCGAGGCACTTGATGCTCACGTTATCGATGTTCGATTGAGTTTGTGGGAACCTACCGACATCAAAGGCATTCCTTATTACTCTGCAGAAGACAACAAGATGAGTTGGGCTCCTCCAGTTGAATTGCCTGATGCTGCTATGGCTTCACAGCACAAAGCTATCATCTTGTTCTTAGATGAAATGAATTCTGCTGCACCTGCTGTACAGGCCGCTGCATATCAGCTTATCCTTAATCGTCGTGTAGGCGCTTACGAACTGCCAGACAATGTTTATATTGTTGCTGCAGGTAACAGAGAAACTGACAAGGGTGTTACTTATCGTATGCCTGCTCCGCTTGCTAATCGCTTTGTTCACTTAGAACTTGCTGTAAGCTTCGACGACTGGTTTAACTGGGCTGTTGACAACAAAATCCACAAAGATGTTGTAGGCTTCTTGCAGTTCGCCAAGCGTGATTTGTATGACTTTGATCCAAAAAGTCCCAATCGTTCATTTGCTACTCCTCGCAGTTGGAGTTTTGTAAGTGAATTGCTTGAAGACAATCTTGACGACGAAACTACAACTGATCTTGTATCAGGTTGTGTCGGCGAAGGTCTTGCAATTAAATTTGTTGCACATCGCAAAGTAGCTGCAAGCATGCCTAATCCAACTGACATCCTCGAAGGCAAAATTAAAGAGATCAAATCAAAAGAGATCTCTGCTATGTACTCACTTACTGTTTCACTGTGCTACGAACTAAAAGAAGCATGTGACAAAGGCGACAAGAAGTTTGACTCTAAAGTTGACAAGTTTTTACGTTTTATGATGGACAATTTTGAAACTGAGCTTGTTGTTATGGGTGTGAAGCTTGCACTTACTCAATATCAACTTCCGATTGATCCGGACGAAATTGACTGCTTTGACGAGTTCCACGAGCGTTTCGGACGTTACATTACAAAAGCTCAACAGGCTTAATTTATATAGCGGGCTTGTCCCGCTATATAAATACGTATATGAATGACTTTACCTATGATATACCGCTAATTAATCAAAGCATATATAAACAAAAAATTTATAACCAATTTTATGAACTATATGGTCATACATTAGATTCTGACTGCCCGCATCCTTCATTCAATGTTGGTGATTGTTGCTACCTAATCACTCTTCCTCATAGCTACGAGTGGGGACAATCTATTATAAACCAACTCCTATCTATTACAATTACAAAAATAAGATTAGATGATATTTGAACAGATTGATTTTATTCCTATAGATCTACCACATTTAGATGTAGATATTAATGCTATTCAATTTAATAGTTCGTACAACTGGTGGAAGTTCACTAAACTTATAAAATCCAAAAACAAGTATGCTATAGGAGAATGGATAGAATTAGATAATCCTGTATATGAAAAAATTAAAAAATATATTATTACACATATTCCTATTGATCATTTTGTCAATGTAAAAATTAACTATCAATTATCTGCTGTAGACAATCATATTGACTTTGTAAATCCTGAACTGAATCTTGAACTATATAAATATAATAAAGAGACAGAACCTTGCGGTTATCGCCTTTTACTTTCAGGCAGTAGACACGCACTAAGAATAAATAACGAGCAAGCATTTTTACCAAGTAATACTAACGTATACTGTATTAGGCAAACTGAAACATTACACAACGTAGACGATGATAAAAATCGTGTATCTATTTTTATCCAAGGTTGGGTAAACAAAGACAGACACTATACACTATTAGAAAAAAGTTATAAAAAATACAAAGATAGAATTATATGGAAAAAATAATAGCCGGTAAGCACATTAACAAATGGGGTATTTTAACATTAGAAATAATTAGTTTATTTGCTTTAATATATGGTATATTCTTTTTTACAGCAACTCAAGCACTCATTGCCTTTGTCTTATATGCTATTATAACGTGTTTTGGTATAGCTATTGGTTATCATAGATTATTATCACATAATTCATTTTCAACAAGTCCACTTATAACAAAAATTTTGTCTTGTATTGGCTGCTTGAGCTTGCAAGGTAGTCCGCTTGTTTGGGTTATTAATCATAGAACTCATCATGCATATACAGACACTGAACGAGATCCACATACTCCTACTAACGGAATATTATCAGCTTTCTTTTTAGGTAGTTTTGGTACTGGTAAAGCGTCACTTGGGAAAGATTTTTTAAGAGACAAATTCCAACTATTTTTACACAAATATTATTTTGTGATAATTGCAGGTTATATAACGATAACATATATGCTAACAAATTTAGATTGGACAATGGCACTGATATTTGCTCCAGCAGGCGGATCATGGCTAGCAGTTAATCTTGTTAATACAATTGGCCATTTACCGTATCTAGGTTATAAAAACTATAAATTAAACAATGACAGTTCTAATAACATTTTAGTGAATTTATTAAGTTTTGGAGAAGGTTATCATAACAATCATCATGCTGATCCAAACAGCCCAAACTTTTCACATAAATCTTACGAGTTTGATCCTTCATATTACTTCATTAAAAAACTTCAAACAGAATGATTAGAAGTAAAAGATTATATGAATATATAACTGTCATTCCCGGTAATAAAGAGCACGAGAATTATCTTTCTCAAATGGAGTCGCATCCATTATGTCCAGAACAAAACAAGAATAAAAAAGCATACAAATATGATCTATTATCAACAAATGGGATAATGACAATGATACTGTTAGATAATAAATTTGTAGGATTTGATGCTGGACTAATAATTGAAGAAAATGGCATAAAATATTTAAAACATCCTTACAGAACTTTTTTTACAAAAGCGGTTGGTAATGAACCAGAATGTAGTTATAGCATTTATGATTATGCAATCAAAAATAACATAAATTATTTTGTCAATTACATAAATGTAAGTAAGCCAAATAATTTACGGGTATGGCAATACGAAGTAAATAAACGTAGAAAACATAACACTTGGCTGAAAAGATATCCAACAAAATATCACCACATTGTAAATAACTACACAACTGTTGACTTTATGGTTTATGAGCAATATACATGGAGTGTGCCTTTCTTTTCAAGTCCAGATAAAAAATGGTTTTTAGATAGACCGCAACGAGATATTGAGTTTTATTATGATAAAAGCCCTTACTGATATACCGCTAGATATTCCACGTATTAAACAAATATGGAATACAAAATATGAATACATAACCAAATTAGTCCCAGCAGAAAAATCATACGTTACAATTCAAATTTATAATCATGATATTACTGATCCAACACACTATGCCAAATTTCCTACTAAGGTAGAACTACCTATGACATTTATGGATTGGAAAGTTACACACAATGATGATGTAGGAATATTGTATAGTTTTGAAACAACCAATGGACAAACATACCATACCTTTTTGTGTAAAGAAAATGATGCTGAAGTAGCGGCACTAATTTCACCTATAAGACAAATAAGAAATAAGATACAATACATCTATCAAACTAAAGGATCTAGTTTAGCATGGCATACAGATGACGATAGCACAGGCACTAGAATGCATGTAGTGCTAGAATCTAATAGATCAGCTAATATAATGACTAAAGAGAAAAAATATTATTTTCCAACAGATTCAATTTATACATTGGCAACTAATACAACATTACATAGGGTACCAAAACAATGTGGCAATCGTCTTCATTTAACAATAAACATACTTTAACTACGATCAATAGTTTTTTTGAATCACATGCAATATATGCTGTGTCACTTAACGTAGCTATTACACTGTATTTCTTATTATTAGATTTTTCATTAGATATATTATTAATCGCATCATTATGGACATTGTTTATTACTGTTGTAATTGATATAATGTACCATAGATATTATGCACATAAAAGTTTCAAATTTAAAAGTGAGTTAATAAGAAAGACGTTATCTGTATTGACTATAGCAGGCGGGTATGGCTCATATATTACATGGGCAGCAATACATAGATGCCATCATAGATTTTCTGACACAGACAAAGATCCACACGGTCCTAATAATCATTCATTGAAAGATCATATATTACTAAATTTTACTATACCTCAGAATGTTTACAAATACGCTGTCGATTTATTACGAGATCCGTTTAATAAATTTTTACACAAAAATTATTGGCTGATATATTTGCCAAGTTTATTTACATTATGTTTGATAGATTTGCACTTTGCTTTTATAATGTTTGCCTTCCCAACTACTGTAAATCTCCTAAATAGTTATCTTTCAACTTATACGTTACACAAGAAACTCCCAGGTAATTATACAAATTATAATTCAAAAGATAACAGCTACAATAATAGGTATATAAATATACTTACACTTGGGTTGAACGGCCTACATAACAACCACCACGGCGATCCTAGCAATTATAATTTTGTTAAAAGTAAAGCAGAATTTGATCTTTCTGCACATTTTATAAAACCATTAACGGATAAAAATGATAGAAATTCACCCTAATATATATGAATGTAAATTAGAAGAAATACCAGAAACAATAAAGAAAGCAAACGCAATTAAGGTATGTATTAATAATTTTTCTACAGATGAATTTTATCATCTATGTGCTGAAAATTTTGAGATTAACACAGGCCAAGAAATATATGATTGGCCTGAAGATCAAAAAGATTATAGAAAATATAAATGGGCAGGTATAAACCCATTTTATTTTGACGAGAACAATAAAGTAAAGTATTACGGAATGACACGAGTAACTTCCGTACTAAACGAAAAAGGTAGACCTACTGGGTTGTTTCCTGCTAAAGGAGAAATGGGGTGGCATTTTAATTTAAAGCCATTTCCCCAAGGAAATATTGTTGGACTGCATTGTGTCGAAAGCGGTGACACTGAAACAGGTACATTACTTGCAGATATGATACATGCTTTTGATACTTTGCCTACTAGTTTACAGAGTGAACTTAGAGAAAGAACTGTCACTCATAATTATATTGAAGGTTCTACACAAATAGATAGATTTGCCGAACCTGAAAAATATAAAAATATAAAATATTCCACTAGGAAAGAAAAGTTAACAAATACACATGATGATAGTATTGATAAAGACTGGGAAGTTCAACTATCCGCAGGATGGCAAGAAATAGAACGACCAATTATAAGAAAAAATCATACTGGTAGAGAAGGACTTAGTATCTCTCCACATTGCACAACTAGTATAGTTGGTGAAAAAGATAATAATTTACTTGAATTCCTATTCAAACACATACTGAAAAATACATTTACAATAACATATAGAATTGGATATAATGATATAATGTTTATGGATCAAATTCTTATGTTACACAAACGCTGGCAAGGTGATATGAGTAAAAGACTGTTGAATAGGATACAATTATACACTAAAGGTGAAAGGTTTTCAACATGATATTATATGGACATAGATTAAAAAATCACAAAAATTATTTATCTGTTGTTAGTGGCAGCTATTACTCAAATATAGTATGTGATCCATCTAGGCCAAAATACTATGATTTTTTTGCATATGACAAACTTGAGCATACAAACAAGACAAAGTTTGAAAATCTTTTACCATGCAATTTGCAGGGTGTGTCTGTATCTACTGATGATCTATCTTTTGAGGAAAGAACATTTTACAACTTACACAAATTAATATATAACTTTGTTTTAGATAAGAGAATAGATGAAAAGACTCCATGGTGGACAATAGATAAATTATTTACCAAACATACAGAAAGAATAGTACACGATTGTTATATAACAAACTTTAATAGGAATAATAATTATGTTTAAACATTATATTGGTTTAGATTATACTCCTATTGTAAAAACAAGAAAAAATAAAAGGAATTTACCATTAATTGGAAAGCTAGATGTAAAGATTGATGTACAAAAAGCAGTCAACCAATTAGAGTCAATTATAGAAATAGGCAAGCAAGTTGATTTTTTAAAATCTGGCAAAGATAAAGCTAGCAACGAACATAACTACAATTTACCAAAAAAAGATGGCAGCAATTTTGTTAATAACTACGATGAAGTCTATAAGATATATGCTGCTATAGGTTTACAATCTCTGTCTGACGAAGCAGTTGCCCACGCTGAACGAAATCCAAAAAAGGTAGATGATTTTTCACCATTTGAAAGATCAAAAGGCATGCGTGACACCGGCGGCAAATATTACCATTCGCATTACGATGAAAGAAATTATACAAAGTCAACAACTCACTGCAATGACTATTTTGAACAGATCCTAAATATGTTTAGTGATGAAACTTGTAGAAGCGGTGTAGTATGTTTGCATCCTGGCAAATTTTTAGCTCCACATTTTGACATTGGCCCTGAGTTTGTTACACGTATCCAAATACCTCTAATAACAAATCAAGATGCTGTAATTGGTGTACGAAATCCTGATAATAAAAATGAATGGTATGAATACCATTTGCCAGCTGACGGCTCGGTATATTTTATCAATAGCGGCTGGGAACACTATGCTGTCAATAATGGATCTAAATCTAGGTATCAAATACGAATATGCTTGAATGGCCAGGCATCATTATCAAATATGACGACGGTAAACCCTAATAACATTTTCTCTAACGAAAAATTTTCTACTCGTGTTGAGAGTGGCCAATACTATGGAGATAATACAAATAATGTTAGTGGTTCAGCATTAACGGAACTTAATTTAAATCCCGAGCAATATACAAAAAAAGCAAAAATATATTAATTTTTCTGTTGACATTTGACTGTAGTGGCTATATAATAATATTATAAGCTAAACACTAACATAGGAGACTTTATGACAGTTGATACAAAAGAATTTCAGCCAAAAGATTTATCTCCAGAAGAACTTGCTAAAATGAGCAAGGAAGTCGAAGACAAAATTATTGTTGCTCGTGTAGGTCTTTTGCTACGCCATCCATTTTTCGGCAACATGGCAACTCGTCTTAAAATTAAATCCTGCGATACTTGGTGTCCTACTGCTGCAACTGACGGCAGACACCTCTACTACAATACACAATTCTTCAATGAACTTACAGAAAAACAGATTGAGTTTGTCATTGCACACGAAATCCTTCATTGTGTATATGATCATATGAGTCGCAGAGATGATCGCAATCCTATGCTGTACAACGTTGCCTGTGACTATCTTGTAAATAATCTATTGTTACGTGAACGCATTGGCGAGAAAGTTACACAGATTCCTATTTTCCAAGACTACAAATACGACGGCTGGACTAGTGAGGAAGTCTATGACGAGTTAAAGAAAAAATCAGATGCTGAGGGTGAAGAGTTTATCAAGGAGTTAGGAGATTTACTAGACGAGCATATGGATTGGTCAGACGGCGGTGAGCAAAATGAGGAGGGATCTGGATCAGGAGATGGCGATACTGAAAATGGCAGACCACGCAAACTAACAGCAGAAGAGATTAAAGCAATCAAAGACGAAGTAAAAGAAGGCATGTTGCAGGCTGCACAAGCTGCAGGTGCAGGTAATGTTCCAAGCGAAATCAAACGTATGATACAGGAACTAACTGAGCCTAAAATGAATTGGCGTGAGATCATCCAAACCCAAATCCAGTCTACAATACGCAACGATTATACATTTGCTCGTCCGAGTAGAAAAGGCTGGCATACAGGTGCAGTATTGCCAGGTATGAATTTTGAAGATACTATTGATGTGTGTGTTGCACTTGACATGAGCGGATCAATTGGCGGAGACCAAGCACGTGACATGCTTAGTGAACTGCAAGGTATTATGCAACAATACAAAGACTATAAAATTAAAGTTTGGTGTTTTGACACACAAGTTTATAATGAACAAGATTTTTCATCTGATAACGGAGACGACGTAAACACATATGAACCAAAAGGCGGTGGTGGTACAGATTTTATGTGCAATTGGGAGTATATGAAACAGAATGACATTGAACCTAAAAAGTTTATTATGTTTACAGATGGATATCCTTGGGACAGTTGGGGAGACGAAGATTACTGTGATACTATTTTTGTAATACACGACTTTCATGACAAAAACTTTGAAGCACCTTTTGGCTTAACTACACATTATGACAACACCATTAAAAATTAAAAAACCTAATCATTTAGATTTTTGGGATTTACGTCAACCACAATCTGCTCCGCCTCATTTTGATTATATAAATATTCCTGTACAATATAATTTACAAGAAACTATAACAAGATGGATAAATTTTAATTTACGAGGAAGATATTTTGTAGGAAAAACAGTAAGAAGTAATGCAAACGGTAATTTAGAAGAATGTCTTCAAATAGGATTTGAGGATCCTAAAGAACTATCCTATTTCAATTTAGCTTGTCCACATTTAAAATATAATTAAATACTTTTTTTAGGAGATTAAAATGAGTGAAAATAAAAAACAATCAGAAAACACAGAACAAACAACTGATTCTCAAAGTATAGAGTTAACAGTTAACGATCTAAATGCCTTAAAACAAATTATCGATGTAGCAAGTTCACGAGGTGCATTCAAACCTAATGAAATGAGTGTTGTCGGCAATGTTTATACAAAATTAGAAAACTTCTTAAATGCTGTTGCCGCTCAACAACAGGCAGCAGGAGAAAATAATGCTTAAACATATAGGAAGATTGAAAAAAAGTCAACGTAGAGTTATAGTTGCCTATAGAACTCTTCCAGGTGATTCTAATTCTTGTGTTGTAGTAACTACAGAAAACCTTGAATCAGCAGATCATGATTCTCTTATTCAATTAGTTGAATCAAATGCTGGTCAAAATAGTTATGAATTTGCACAGGTAATGGCCAGGGGAACACTATCTGATGGGAGTAACATGTTAGCACGTTTCCATACTACTGGTAAAATGATTAAAGTTCCTACTTCAGAAGTTGAAATGACTCCTGATACAAACACTAAGTTAATGCTAGATGAGCTTAATAAAATTATTGCCCAACAAAAAGGTGTAACAGTAGATGATTTAGCTTTAGACGAGAAAAACCAAGAACCTACTACTCGTAAAAATATTAATAAAGATACGCCCGATCCTACTGCGAATGTAGTTGCTACTGAAAATGATGTTCTTACAGACGAACAACTTGCTGCTAATTATAGATCACAAGCTGACAGATTGTTTAAAGAAGCAAAGCAACTAAGAGAACAAGCAGAGGCTTTACACCCTATCAAAAAAAGATCTACAGTAAAAAAAACAAAAGAAACTATTTAAGATGGATAAGCAATGGCCTGAAATTTTTGAAAATATAGAATTATCAACTATACCTATCTTATATTTACACTCTGTAAGAATAACATTCAATGATGGCAAAATTTGGGATATAGATGTTGATAAAAGTAAGAAATCTAATAACAATGTTAAAATAGAACAATCACTAGTAAAACTATTTGATGAGTATGAAGACAGGATACAACACATTGATTTTAGGCTAGATACAGAAAAAATTAAAAAAGATATAACCAAAAAAACTAAAAAACTCCTTAAAAAGAAATAATCAATTTTAGATAAATACATGTAAAATACTATTAGGAGTAGGTTGACATGGCGTTACGTATAAGAAGAGGAACTGAGCTAGAACGATTAACTGTTGTATTTGCAGAAGGAGAAATCGTTTATGCAACCGATACAAAAAGACTTTATGTAGGCGACGGAGTTACTGCAGGTGGAATAGCAGCCGCAGATTTATTAACAGACTCGTCTCCACAATTAGGAAATACACTTGATCTAAATTCACATGATATAATAGGATTTGGTAATATAAACATTCAAGGTGATATTACTGCTAGTGGTACTTTAACAGTACCCACTATTATAACAGATGTTCAAGGTAGCATATTTGGAGACGATAGCACTCCGTTAGTAGACGGGGCAAATAATAAATTAGTTTTAAATAATAATTCTATTAATGACTTACAAGATGTTGATGTTGATATTATCTACTTAGATCAAATATTAAAATGGAACGGAACTCACTGGTCAGCTATAGATTATACACTAGGAACTTTAACTAATGTAGACACAGCAGGAATACAGGATACTCAAATAATTCAGTGGAATGCACAAAATTCTAATTGGTTAGCTGCCGATTACACACTAAACAATTTAACAGATGTTGATGTTGATATTATCTACTTAGATCAAATATTAAAATGGAACGGAACTTACTGGTCAACTATAGATTATACACTAGAAGCTTTAACTAATGTAGACACAGCAGGAATACAAGATACTCAAATAATTCAGTGGAATGCACAAAATTCTAATTGGTTAGCTGCCGATTACACACTAAACAATTTAACAGATGTTAATTTTACAAATGGTGTTGCACAAGGACAGACAATAACATATGATCAACCTACGCAATCCTGGTTACCTACAGATTTTACATTATCATCATTAGATGATGTAAATACAACGGGTATAGTAAGTGGAAACTTGTTGAAATACGATGGAACTGAATTTGTTCCATACACTTTATCAATCAATGACTTAAATGATGTGATCATTGATACGCTAACAATAACATTAGGTGATACCTTACAATGGAATGGTTCAGAATTTATAGCTGCAGCAATACCTCAACCGATCACATCACTTAGTGATCTAGCAGATACTAATGTTTTAGATCTACAAATAGGCAATACAATAATTTGGGGCGGTTCTGAATGGGTAAATGCAACCACATTATTTAGCGATCTAGCAGATACTGAGTTTTTAGAACTACAAATAGGCGAAACAATAATTTGGGACGGTGTTAATTGGGTAAATTCAGCAAGTCCGGAACCGATCACATCACTTAGCGATCTAGCAGATACTAATGTTTTAGATCTACAAATAGGCAATACAATAATTTGGGACGGTTCTGAATGGGTAAATGTAGCAGGTCCAGAATCGATCACATCATTTAGCGATCTAACAGATACTGAGTTTTTCGATCTACAAATAGGCGAAACAATAATTTGGGACGGTGTTAATTGGGTAAATTCAGCAGGTCCAGGTGATATTTTTCAAACTGATATCCAAGGTTCAGTTTATAGTCTTGATAGCTCAATTTTAGTAGATGCAGAAACTAGTACGATAAATGTCCAAAGAATTATTGCAACAGAGGAGACATTTACTTTACAAAGTAACAATTCTGTAGGCGCAAATTTTAATTTTACACATAATATAGATCAAAGTGGTGGTAGGCCACGTCTTTACATGACGAGATCGTCAAGTGCGGATTTGTCTACAGATTTCGGTATTGCAGGATCTTTTGAGGTTATAGATTCGGGTTCAAATGGCAATATTACACATAATAAAATGTTGTTTACTAGAGAAAGAGGAGTTTGGTTTGTTACACCAGATGGTGATCAAAGTACCAACGATGCCTGTATTACTATATATTCTCCCAACGGTGTAGATGCAACAAGGAAAGGAAGATTAGGAGTAGGTACAGTTGACCCTGCTGAAAAACTTGATGTTCGCGGTAATATTACTACAACTGGTTTTGTACAATTTGGACGCTACACGACATTAGAAAGAGATGATTTAACAACTACAAACACTCCACAGTACGCAACAAATTATGGAATGGTAATATATAATACTGATACTAATAAATTTCAAGGTTGGCAAAATACTGGAGGCACTACTCCAGAATGGGTAGATTTGTCATAATTTATTTATTGTGCCTAAATCCCAATTTCTTGTAATTACGCCGTCTAATATAAAATACATATAAGGCGGCTCGCAATTATATTGTTTGGTTTGCTTTCTTGATAGTAATACTAATTCTCGGCGGTTGAGATAAACCTAGTGTTCCGTGAGGTTCATCAATCTTATATTTATACCATTTATAACATTCTGCAACTTGTTCACAAATAATCTTACTATTAATATCTATTGATTCCCAAAAAATTGTTCTTACATTGTCTCCGCCTAAGGCTATGTAATACACATATTTCCAACCAGAAATTCCATGATCAATATGAGGTGATAAATCAATTTTTTGCACCTGCCATCTTGTGATTATTGGATAATTAAAAAATTGTTGTGCCCAACTTTGTAACTTATCATCTACTTTTCTACTTGCATATTCACTTGGACGGTTAGCAAAATGAACATTTCTTCTAGTTTCAATAATAGATAAGTCTTCTATTAAATTTTTTGGAACTTTAGGTATAAATGAAATTTTGCTTATCATACTATTTTCCTTTTTGGTATTTTTGAATCTGCTGATGATACACATGACTTTGTTGTACAAACTACTGGGCTATCAAACAACCTAAATCCTGTTTCTATATGTCCTAATGGTTCGTCACTACAAGAATAACTTCGTTTTATGTTTCCATCAGGCTCTCTAATAATAATTCCTTGATAGCCTGAATTACACATCCACCCTTCAAATGTATTAAAGTTAAAAGCATTTAATCTTTCTGCTTGATCCATATACCATTTTTTGCCTGTTGAATCTTCAAATTCAACTTGAAAGTGTGCTGGCACAGTTGCATCATCTTGTACTCCTTTAGGTACTTCAAAAGTTGCTTTAGGTCTACCTTTCCATTCTCGCTTTGTCTCAGTATAAGCCCTCTGTGGCATTCCATTATAAAGTGTTTTCAGTTGCTCTTCAGTATAACCATCTACGACACGAGATGCTGTAGGATCTGATTGAGGCTTTAGCGTAACATTGATGCTGCGGTTATGGAGGTATAGAGCGTTCTCCCAGTCCCTGTCAAACCATTCAGGCACCATCACCATATTCACTGTTACTTGTACATCGTAGGACTGACAGAATTCTAGCTTGTCAGCAAAGGCGTCTAAATCGCCCGTAGTAGCAACATGCTCAGTATGTAAACTTGCAGTAATACTAGCCCTATGGAATGGTTTTGCATATTCAACATATTGCTTAAACCATTCCATAGGTCGAGAACAATTACTAGTCATATGTATACTTGTATAATTTGTATTAGACACATCATCTGCAAGATATTTTAAGATATCTAAGTATCCTGGGTGAAATGTAGGCTCACCACCAGAAAATGAAAAATGAAAAGAATTAAATCCATTATGTTTTGCTTGTCTTTTAATTTCATCTATTGTTTTCAAACATAATTTTGTAGGACGATGATCTTTTTTTGTAGTATGGGCATAAGGCCAGCAATAAGAGCATTTATAATTGCAATATCTTCCTAACAACCAAGATACTGTAAATAAATCTGTATATAATAAAGTTCTTTGTCCAAAACGTACTATATCAAAAAATGGAATTTTAGTAAAGTCATATTGACTCCATTTTAAATTTTCATCTAACATATTAATACATTATTTAGAACTGTTTCTATTGTGTCATTATTAGTTATTATGTTGAACACAATCCAATAAGATGACGATAATGAAGCATTAAATAACACGTGCGCTTTAATTGTGTCAACAAAATATACACTACCAATATTCCATAACTTTATTTCGTTATCTATTATAAAATAAAACTGCGGAGGTTTAACATTTTTCAATGGCACAATAATTCTAAAATAATTTCCTGACCGATAACTATCTCTATGGGCAGGAAAATAGCCACCAGGATCAATACGTAAGATATGGCTCCTTACTATATTATTTTTAAAAAGTGATGTAAGTTCAGCTAATCTAGTGTCATAGTATAAAGGAGTTGGTTTATTAAAATCACGTTCAGTATAGGTTGTTCCATTTTCTTTATTATATTCAGACAAACTATCTAAATCGGGTATACCTGTTAACTTACCATCTAAGCTTGTGATACTTAAACCGAATCGATTAATAGATTTCCTTGGATTATATATTACGTAATCATAATCACGTTCGGTGTCTTGAACAAATCCTATTGGATTGTCTATTTTTGTCTTCAATTCTACAACAGTTCCTAGAATTGCTAATCTATTGTATAAATCTATCATAATCATTTCATATAATATTGAAAATCTTCAGTCTTAAACATATGCTGCCGAGTATGCTCTTTATCAAAACTAAAATCTCCTATAGTAAATGAAAAAATATTTTTTCTATTTTTAACATGTTCTTCTATCATTTTAGCCAGAATAATATTATTATTTTTTGTTAAATGATTATAACGCATATCAACTCCTAAACTATCCTCATCAGCTGTAAAATACGCCTTTGGTACTGCCATATTCAGTGTTTCTTTTTTCATTATAGCATGTAGATTATCGAGAGAATCAGTATTATACTGATGAGCAAATATTACCAAAACATTGTTATCAATTAATTTATCTTTAACTAGATTCCAATATGCTTTGTCTTTTTCGTCATCTTGTATATAACGAAAATATTGGCTAGCAGCTTTAAAGAATTTTTTCCTAGCAGGCGAATAATCATTTCTTTTTAAATGTTCCTCTGCTGTATATAAATTTCCTGCACTCCAAGGATTTCCATTTTCGTTAATATACGATATCCTTGACGTTGCTGTCATAACAAAAATATTTTTATCATAATTTGCATAATTTCGTAAATAGTTACGATAACTAAACCATAAGCAACTTCCAGATACTGCATAGTTATCAACAGTATATGTAGGATTATTTTGTCTAAAATAATTAACCCATGACTGTCCTATACGTTTCTCTAATTTTTCCTCATTTATGTTTTTTGGTACAAGCTCAGAGAATATTATTTTATCACATGCAAAACTATCACCATATACTGCTATTTTCATGTCTATAATCCTTTCTATCTATATTATATTTCAACCATGGTATTATTATATTTTCTGTAAATTCTTTATGTTGTTCTGTAGTTGGGTGAATATCATTATTGGTTACACTCATTTGTAAAACTCTTTTACAATTGATTTCAGATTTTCATTTCTAGATTTATCTAAGATATCTGTATTTTTATAAAAATTTGGCAAGTGTTCAACCCAGTGTTCAGCATTCATATAATCTACAATTCCTTTTACCTTATTTAGATCATAATATTTTTGTAAATTTTTTTCAACATATTTTTTTAAATGGATAGGTAATACTCGGATATTTAGCCAGTTAGGATGATTTAAAATATTAAAATAGATTTTAACATCATAAGGCAATGCCCATTCTATTAAATCTTGCAATCGTAATATATTATACATTTGAACTGTACAGTGGATTTCTATATTTACATTATCTAATTTATTTAGAATATTAAAATTTTCAACTATAGTATTCCAATCAGACGGATATCTTATATATCTATCTAAATCTCCTACTGCATCTATTGAACAATTTAATTGAACTCTCTTAAAACTTTGCCATTTTACTACAAGCTCTTCAGGTATATTTGTCAAATTTGTATTATACTTTAATTTTACTCTGTGAGCTATATTATTATCTATTAGATGGTTTAACAAAATATATTGTTCTTTAATAATAGTAGGTTCGCCGCCTGTAAGATAGACTTCATCAACAGTATCTAACAAAGGTAATAAATTATCCCAAGTTTTTTTGTCATTGGGCCAATCTAATCTCTTTAATCGTGCATGTTCTTGTTTAGATAATTTATCGGATATAAGATGCCATTCTTTAAGCCATTGGCTTGAAGCATATGGATTACACATTCTACATCGTAAATTACATAAATTTCCCAATCGTAAGTCAATATATTTTATATCAAATGTTGGTGTTTCGTTGTAAACTTTATCTTCTTTCCATTTTTTATTCCATGCTTGCCTTGCACTTTCTAAACCTGCGTCTTCTTCACGAAAACATCTTATACACATAGCTGGACGCTCATTGCTCAACATAGTCTTTCTAATATCACGATATGTGTTAGAATTCCATGCTTCTTGCAAATCATCTTTGTATATCTTATAAGGAGTGCTATCGTCCTTAAGAATAAAATTTTCTCCTGGAGTAGAGTTACAACATACTCTTAAATTTCCACTAGCGTTTGTTGCTAAATGAATCCAAGGTAATACACAAAAAGTATCAGTCATAAATTAACCTATCATAAGATTCACAAAACAATTTCTTGAATTCATTATTATGTTGTCCGTGAATAATCATATGTATTCTATTTTGGCCACTCAGATTTCTAACGGCATGTTTTCTACCTATATCAATTGCTCTAAACTCTCCTTCTTTCCAAGGTATTAATCCTGCATCCTCCATAGCAAATTCTACATTAGGAGGATTTGTAATTGCTATATTATAGGCACACAAATCTTTCTTATCTATATCTTGATGAGGCGCAATATACCCGTTAGGTTGTAATAACATAAATCTTACTCTAGAAAAAGTGTCAAACGGCAGACTTTTCAACCATTCAACTGTAATTGGGCAATCTTTTTCTATTTCTGTCCATGTATGTAGGGGCATTGCTTGCCAATTATATTTTGCATATTCATCATCACTCCAATGATTAGTTATATGCTTGCTTACTCCGTGTAAGGTAATACTAAACCAACCAGGATGATAATCACCTCTATGCTTAACAAAATCATCTAGTAAATTCGCTACTTCAACTTGTATATCTTTAAATGGAACATATATACTTAATAACAAACTTGGACAATTACTTTCTGTGCATATCCAGCGAAAATATTTTTGCAATAAATCATTATCTGTAGACCATTTACTAAAATGTATAGGCGGCTTATTAATTAATTCATAGTGTTTATATTTCTTACACAAATTATAGAAATCAATCATTATTTACCCATGGCAACATTTTCATATTGCTATATACATCAATATTTTTGCTATTTATAATTATGTCATCTATCAATTCTTCATTCTTTGTGTAAATTTTGTTTGGAAAAAAACTTGCTAATTTCTTATAGAGGTGCATTTCGTAACTATACAGAACTCTTTTTGAATTTAAGATACCATTATTTTTATATCTAAAAATATTTGATAGATGTAAAAACCCATATTTTAAATCTAATTGTATTTGTCTAACAAATCTTGCTGTATCGTCTATATTCAATAAATCTATATGAAGATATTTAATATTTAATGTAGGCCAAATACTATAATAAAATTCAGTTAACCCGTCTTTTAATAAGAAATTGATTTGATGCTGCATTTTTTGCCAATTATACTCTGTATTTGCTATTGGACATGCCACAGGGGTTTTTTTATTTGCAAATTGAACTGAATTATAAATATCAGTCAAATCTAACGTAGTACTATTAATCTTTTTTTGATATTCTATAGCAGGGTATGATATATCGTATATACATATAGTATTATGCTCTTTTAGCTTACATAAAAATGCATAGATTAACGGAGATAATCCAGCAGCTGGAGTTGCTAGAAAGTCATAACAATGTGTCAATTTATTTGGCCATGTTTCTGTATTTGCTACAAAAAATTTATTAGTATCTGTTGTTGCAATATTCTTGAGTACAGTATTAATTTTTATATCAGAAGTAGGATAATAATAATTTTTACTCTGTCTAAACTTGTCTCCCCAACTATATATTTTATTTTTGGTTTGTAGAGCTTTTTCTAAAATATTATGCCCATTACATAGTCCATTATAAATTTTATAATCATTGGTACTTTGTATCCAATGTGGTGTATATTCATCATGCCAGTTTTCATCACTTCTAGATAATATAGGCATACTTACATTTTCAGATATTGGGTTTCCATAATATGGTTTACCAGCATTCTTCCACCATTCTATGTTTATTAGTATAGATTGATTATGTAACTCAAACCATTTATCGTTTCTATCTAATATATGCCCTATTACTGTAATATCGTCTAAATTATTGTCTTTTAAATAATCTATGATTTGAAAGATAAAATCTCCTTTTTCTCCTTCTAGATGATTACCCATTGCTAACAATAACAAGAATTTTTGATCATTATCTGCTGCAATATTCAATAACTTATCTATATCTTTATCAATGTAAACAGGACACTTGTAAATTGTAACTATTTCTTCTGTCCATATCTCAGTAAGATTCTGAGCTATTCCTTTCATTAGTAAATCATCAATTCTATGCCTATTATCAATCCATCCAACTGCTAACTTATTATCTGTTAATATGCTATAATCATAAAAATTTTTATTCATATAAACTTAACCTTATATTTTTCATCTAAATCATTAAATAATTCACTACAATAATCTGAAAACTTTACATTTCTATATAAGTCAAGTCCATTAGTAAAATCTATAAAATATTGAAACTGATCGTCTTTTCTTTCTACTTGCAATGCTTTAATACAATTTTTAACTGGGTTTGTGTTTATATTGGTATTTTCTAAATCAGTGATTAGACTAGATAGTTTATCTTTGATAACTTCTTTATTTTTATTTGGCAAATTACCTACAGATAGAAAAGGTGGAGCTGTTAATATTCTATATTGAATATCTTGTGTTATTTCTTTTGCAAAAAAATTGTAAAAATCTGCTGTGTTATATGAATTATATATTTGAAAAGTTCCGTTTATCATTAACATTCTATTTGAATGTTGTTTTTGCCAATACTTACTTTTATAAATAGTATCTAACATTTCTTGCCAACTAAATACACCACCACTTCGCATGTATTCAAATAACTCACCAGTTGTATCTACGCTTATATCCAAGGCAACAGATTTAAAAGCATTTAATGCTTCTAATTTATTAAAATCTATTCTTGATCCATTAGTGGTAATTGACAATTTAATTTTAGATAAATCTGCAAAATTACTTAATAAATTTATAAATTCAAATATTTTATCATCAATAAAAGGTTCACCTCCAGTAACCCATATGCTTTGCAAATTTTTTAAATTATTATGAAACTTGTTAAAGAAAAGTCCAATATCTATCTGTTTCTTAGTTTCATCTACATTAAACCTACGTACTGGAATATACTTTTCTTGCAAATATTTAAAATCTGGTATTAAAGAATTACTATAATTTGGCGAACACATTCTACATTTAAAATTACAAATATTACCAAAATTCAAATTTAAATGATATATATCATTTACTATGGTAGTAGCATTAATATTAGGAAATTCTTTTTTTGTTTTACGAAGCCAGTTTTGCCGTTGACTATCTAAATTATTTGTTTCTTTATAGTAACAATTTATACATTTGCCTGGTCCTTTATCATCTGCTATTGACCACTTTCCATTTAACATATTTGTTCTTAATTCTTGGAAGTTGGAATTATTTAACGGATCATCATCAATAACATCAGCTAATTTATTTTCGCTCATCATGCAAGATGTTAGTTTATTTGTAGGATGAATTGTTAGACTCATGAATGGCAATGGACAATAACTATCTTCCATCTATCTCCCTTGCTAGCATTGGTAATAGTGTTCTCCAATTATACTTCACATTCTGTACTTTATCTAATGTGTCAGAGAATTCTATAAAATTTGGTATTTCTTTAGATAAATCGCCACCGTTAAACATAGCAATTGCATCTTTTATGTGTCTTTTAGTTACAGACTTTCTATTATCTGTCCAATTTAAATGTGTTTTACTGTCTACACTATCATGATACATAGATAACTCGTGTATAATATTATCTTTAACATTTTTTGGAATAATTCTACAATCTAAAAATGTAGGATAATTTACTCTATGCATATGAATACTCATATTACATTCTTCTACAAATTCATCACACATTTGTGGAATTATAAAACTGTTATACACCTGTAATGTGATTGCTGCACCAAAATGATTGACTTTGTGATGACTGCTAATCTTTTTAATATTATTTTTTACATTTTCATAATATGATAATTGCCTAATGTAATTGTAAATGTCATTAATACCATCTATGCTTACCATTACATTTATATTTTTAAAATGATCCCATAACTCCAAAACATTGTCTTTTTTATATTCTAAAATTGTACAATTAGTTGAGTATTTTAACGAAATATTTTTTCCATACTCTTTCAACTTATGCAGAATTTTATAATGTATTGGGTCAATTAACGGTTCACCCCCAGCAAACTCTATCAAATCAAAATAAGGAATCATTCTATCAAACTCTTCCCAAAATTTATCATTATTGTCAAAAGCACTTACATATGGTTTATTAGCTAAATCATATTTTAATACTTTTTCGTATGTGCTTGTATTTGCTTTAGGCATAAGATGTTGGATTTCTTGCCAGTCTTCTCGCCATGAAGTTGAATCTAGTGGATGACACATTCTACATTTTAAATTACAAAAGTTACTCAATTTAGCTTCTAGTATAGGTATTTCAAACGGCATACTATAATCTTCATTGAGATTGTCTAAAACTGTAAAATATTCTTTTCGTACCTTATTAACACGTTGCCGCATACTTGTTACATCAATATCTTCGTGTCTCCAGCAAGCGGTACATTCTGGTGCTCTCTCACCACTAAGTAATTGTTTACGAATACGTTTGTAGGTATCGCTATTCCATAATTCTTCTATACTGTTATCGTTAATATTTCCAACAGGCCAACTTCTACAGCACAACTTTAAATCACCATCTGTTTTTGTTGCCATATGTATAAATGGCAATATACAGAAAGTTTTACTATCCATCTCCATTGTTTACTCTTAAATATTTTGAACTTTCTTCATCCTTAGCTTTACTGGTATTGAGATCTGCGGCACAAGCACACCAACTTTTTTTACATATCACTGGTTGGCTAGGCATGTCAAAGTCATCGTATATATTTCCTAACTTTGTATTTCTGCAAGTTGCCACAAATACGTCACCATTACTCGCAATAAATAAACTTTCAATTCCTGCCCAACATAACCATCCAATGTATTGATTCTCTTGTCGTATAAGAATATCATTTACATTCTCTACAACGTAAGTAATTTCGCCTCCGTCATCTTGTATAGTAGCGACATTACAAAAACTTCCAGCTTTATTTTGTCCTTGTATTATTTTCATTATACTCCCATATTTGATAGGTATTGCTTTTCTTCTAAACTATAATATTCGTCATAAGAATAATCTGGAGATCCGTTTGGCAAACGTTTTAGTGTCACAGGACCTTTGTAATGAGGTAAAGCAATCTCACCCTCTATCAAACTACCATTTACATTGTATACTGCAGAATCATTTTTCATATAGGCTGGTCTAATTCTTCTTATCACACACGGAATATCGTTTTCTTTAAACATACTAACTACTCTATCTGCTTCATCAAACATAGTAGGTAACATCATCATATGAATATGAAAATGTATATCATAATTATTTTCTTCTATAAATTTTTTTAGTTCTAATATATTATCTGGCAGGACTTCTCTATTATGATATTCCATATGGTAACTCATGATAAAACTTTTTAGTTTTGGCATAATTCCTTTATAAAACTCTAAAGTTCTACTACCATTTGTTATTAATCCTACATCTATATTCTTTTCATACATATAAGATAAAATTTTTTCAAATTCTGGATTGACTGTTGGTTCACCGCCAGTTAAATTTACCTTTATCTGTTTATCTTCAGTCTTACTAAGAATTTTGTCAATTGCTTTTTTAGCTACATCAAATGATAAATGCGGAGATTTCCTGTCAGATGTAAACTCATCGCAGTAACTACATTGAAAGTTACACCTCTTACTCATGTTCCATTCTATTTTTAAGACCTTGCTTTGTCTAGTGCTTGAATGTTCAACTGCTATTGTCTTCATATATCCATTTGTTTAACGATTCATCTACATCATAAAATTTACAAATACTATTTTTATCCCAATATGTTATAAACTTCCTCAATGTATCCTTAGGAAATACCTTGTCATCATATGTTAAAAATGATTTAAGTTGAGAAAGATTATAAAAGTTCTTTTTATCAGTATGTCTATTGCAAAATTCTAAGACATGATATATTAAATCTTTTGGTAATATTCTAATATCTAAGTGTGATCTATTTACTACTGGTCTAAATAATATGTTCACATCTGGATATCTCTTTTGTAAATATTCAACAAGTTTAGGAATTGAGCGAACTGTTAGTGCTGTAATAGTCAAATCAAAAAATGTTACATTAAGATTGTTATAATATTGTTCAATAACTTCTAACTTTTCGTTCCACAATTGTCCTTGTCTTTGATAATCATCGTGTAAACCAAAACCATCTATACTTATTCTGCAACTAACATTCTTAAAATTATTCAACACATTATCAGGAATTAATTTTGTGGCATTTGTATTTATTACTATATTTGCACCATTAGCATGATTTGTCAACTCTTTAATATATTGTGAAAAATTCTTAATATAAAACGGTTCTCCACCAGCAATATAAACCTGCTGAAGATTTTTATCTATAGAGCAAAAAATGTTCTGCCAACTAACATCGTGTTCAGCCCAGTTTAGCAAATTAGGAGCATTAGTATCTATTATTGTATGTATATGGTTATCTGATGCATCTAAAATTTCTTTGGCATATGATTCATAATTTGCTTGCCATTTACTACTGTCCGTTGGATAGCACATAGCACACATTAAATTACATAATGAACCTATACGCAAATCAAGCATTCTAATCTTATTATCGTCAAATGGCTGTGGAGAAAATCCTGCTAACGCTCTGTGTCTAAAGCTTCGTTGATTTTTTGCCTCTTGATCGTAACAGATATTACATCCTGTAATACTTTCATTATTAGACATTTTACTTCTTAACTCTTCATACTGAGCTGAGTAATACATTTCGCTAAGTGTATGTGTTTTTATATTACCATCTATACGATTATGATTATTCTTACAACAAAGATGCAAATGTCCTTTATTGTTAATAAACGGATAATTATTCATGTATATACAATAATTTGTAAACATTAAAAATACCTACTTAATTCTGTAACTACTTTGGTAATATCAGTGTTACGGATTTTATCAAGAGACTTTGTAAAATCAATAAACAAATTCCAATTATTTTCATCTGTATTCTGATTTAGCAAATTTGATTTTATAATACGCAAACTCTTATAATCTTTTTGATTTAATTTTTGTAATGCTTCACGTTTGAGTTCTATTGGCATTACATTTATATCCAAATATTTTGGCCGTGTAACTAAACAATCAAATTTAAAAGAGTTAGGATTTTTATGCCACCTATCACTAGTTTTTAATGCTTGAAACCATTCTAGAATATTATTTAAGTCAAATATATTATAAATCTGTATTGCAATATTAAATGATCCATCAATATTAGTAAACTTATCGTACCAATATATGTTATTTTCTAACTCGTCAATAGTTTGTACATTGCCACCTCTAATATACTCATATAAATCACCTGTTCCTTCTACACTAATTATAATTTTTATTTTTTTAAATTTAGGCCATAAATCTTTTAATCTATCTGGAGTTTGAGTGCCATTTGTAGTATAAGCTATAGTAATATTTTCAGCATATCCCCATTCTACTAAATATTCTAGGAATATATACATGCCCTCTTGCATTAATGGCTCACCGCCTTTAAAATCTATTCTTTCTAAATCTTTAAATACCTCTTTTTTATCATCCCAATAATTTCCGTCTATAATAGTAGGTGATTTTATTACTGTACGGTTAAAATTTGGATTTATTTCATTTAATAATTTTTCTTCCTTAAACCAGGCTGTACTTCCCCAGCTGCCGCACATACGGCATTTTAAATTACAAGTATTTCCAAAATTTAAATCTACATGCCGCAATTTAAACTCTGGATTTAAATTGTATTCATTAGGCCAATTTTGTATTTTATCATCATACCAAGTTCTGCGACTATGGCCTAAAACTTTTTCACGATCCCAACATGCATTACAACGATTAGGTTTATTACCTTGTATAAATTCTTCACGCAACACATCCAACTTTTTCCAAATAGTTTCTAATGTATCACCGCTATTTAAGCTATACTGTCCGCCTTTATATACACAACAAGGTTTTATATCACCATTTGCTGCTAAAGTAATAGACACCCAAGGTACTTTACAAGTTAACATAGTCTTTTATATCCCATCCTCTTACTGATGTCATATATGCATGAACAACATCAAACTCTTTATAATCCACATCTTTAGTAAGGGCTTTTTGTAAATAATCTCGTAACATAGATAAACTCATTGTATTAGACTCTTTTAAATCTTGAATAAAATCAAGTTGACTTATTGCATCTAATATCCTATCTTTTTTAGCAAATATAGGAGATATTGCATTTGGATTAGTAACTACCTGTACAAAATTTATAGGTATTTTTTTATTATAAGTTGTACTAATATTATCTAACCATTCAAAAAACTCTTTAATATGGTCTAAATTATATATACTTGTGGTGTAATTTATGTTACATGAATGATTACAATGCTGTAAGTATCTTTTAAAATTATCTTCCGATGTTTTCCATGCAGATCCTCTTATCCATTCATATACTTTATTAATGCCATCAAAACTGATATCAATATTAATTTTTTTAATATTATTAAGCATTTCTATATTTTTCATTGTAAAATGTGTTCCATTCGTGTTCACATTGAATTTAACATCTTCATTTACTTCTAAAACTTTATATACAAAATACTCAAATCGTTTATCATACAGAGGCTCGCCGCCTTTTATTTCTATCTTCTTAGTTTTATTAGATATTAACTTAGTAATTTGATCTAACTGTTCATAACTAATACTCCAGTTTTTTAATTGGAGATTATTCTGCCTACGAATTATAGGAAGATTTTTTGTATTGTATAAATCATCTTCTAACCATTGACTACTAAAATTGCTATTACACATGACACACTGCTGATTGCAGCTATTACCAAAACTTATATCCATATGAACAATATCATACTTGTTATCTATAGTAAATTCATCATCAATAGCATACCAATGTTTAAATTTATCTTTCCTAGTCCTTAATCCTTGAGCTGATTTGTATTCGCAGCCTTTACATATATCTAACCATTCATTTGATGTTAGCTCATATTGTCGTATATCTTCTAACTGTTTACTATTGTACCAATAATCCTGTAAATCATTAATGTCAGATAATTTTGCTATGTCGTCTCCGTGTGTGGCGCAACACGGATTGACAGTGCCATAAGCAGTAATACAAAATCCATGATGAATTGCAGAGCAAACTTCTTTTTTCATCAAATGTCACCTAGCAAAGGAAATGTTTTTACGAAGTCTAAATTACGGCTTTTGTCTAATAGTTGTAAGTACTCTCTTGTTTCTGGCAATCTTTGACTCCAATCCTCAACATTCATAAAATTAATTAAACCTTGGTATCTTTTTTTACCGTACTGAGCATCGTCAAAAGTGTGTTTGTCAATTTTTTGCTCAGACACTCCTGTAAATTTTTGCCAGTTATCATCTATCCAAGGAAAAAACTCTTGCTCATACTTATCTGTTATTTTTTGTTTGACAGATTGAGGTAAAACTTTTACATTTAATTGGGGAGGCCAATAGGCAAAGTGCATATTGATTCCACCTGCACCAAAGGGCCAAACATTTACTTTCTTAAAACCTTGTGTAACCTTCCATTTTACAAGTTCAGGTATATACCCAATATTTAGAGCCATAATAGTTGTAGCAGTAGTAACTTCTACTGGTGCTGCTGTATTATCTAATTTCCAAAATACTTCTTCTTGATGTTCCCATTTAGATGGATAACGAATATAATCATTCTGTTCACCATACGCATCTATTGAGTAATGAAATCTTACACGTTTAAACTCTGCCCACAAATCAAACAAGTCGTCTCGCCATTCAACACCATTTGAATTATATCTTAATTCTACATTTTTTGCGTAGCCTTGCTTAATACATTCTTCTAACAGTTCGTAATGTTCTTCAATAATAAGACTTTCACCACCTGCAAAATAAAGCTGATACATATGCGGCACTTGTTCCATTAACTCTCGCCAAAATCGTGGATTATCTTTATGCCAATTGTAGCTTGCTCCGTGTACTCTGCCTTTATTTGTCCATTGACTTGTTCCTTTTAATTTTTCGTTCTGTATTTGTGGATAAATTTCTTGCCATTCCTTTATCCAACCCGAGGAGTCATGTGGCGAACACATTACACAAGCTAATTGACATTTTGAGCCCATTCGCAAATCAATATATCGTATTTTTGGCTCTATGCTGCCATCTTCTTGTGTCTCAGCTACCATTTGTTCTAAATCATATCGTGCTGCCCAGTATTCTGTCTCCCAGTTGCGTTTGCTTCGGTGTCCGGCATCCTCCTCCTTATAACATTTTAGGCATGAGGCTGGTTTTTCACCCCGTAGCATCGCTTTTCTTACATTCCGCATATATGAGGAGTTCCAAGCATCAGCCAGCGTAGTGTGGTTGAAATTTGCCGGTATGCCGTCATCGTTTTTTACTACGCCAACTTCACCGCCACCTATTTTTTTAGAAGAATCAGGATCTTGCACGGAACTTGCATTCGAGGTGCAGCAGGTTCGCATTTTTCCGTCGGGTCTTGAGGAGAGGTGTAGCCAGGGTAGGGCGCAAAAGGTATCTGATATCATATATCGCCTTTTTTACAAGTATCTAAGAACGATTGATATTCTGGGAAGGTATCACTGAAACTGGTATCTAATCTTTTGTCATTAGTCGTGAAGAATGTATAGAAATCTTTTTTATATATCATTAGTTCAGTTTGGGTGAAAGGATATTCTTGCTTATATGTTAGCAATCTTTTCATTCTATCATATTCGTCATCCCTAAAATATGTTTTATTGTTTTCAATAAATTTGATACTGTCTTTGATAAAGATGTCAAAATCTGATGGTAATATATTTATTGCCCAAAATTCCGGAGTTCGCAAATATGGAGCATCAAACCTTATAGAATCAAATCCATATTCTTTACGCCATTCTACTATTTTTTCTAGTAAAGAGGTAAATGAAGATACAGCTAAGGCATTATATGTACACATCAACATTACCTCAAACCCTGCAGATAATACAGTGCGTAGATTTTTCTCCCACAAAATAATATCTAACCCGTGCCTCATATATTCTGCTTTTTTACCCCATGAATCTATACTAGTAAATAATCTAAACCGTTTAATTTTTTTATTTTCTTTGAGCTGAGCTACTGTTGAGCATAATCTTTTTATTCTTCGGTTAGTTACTCCTAAATTAGAATTTATACTAATCGTTAATTTGGATTTAGGTCTATCTTCTAACATTTTTAATAATGTAAATGTACTGCTATGCAGTAATGGTTCCCCACCTGTAATTCTCAAAATTTCTAGATTGTTTATTAAAGTTGGAAACCATTTCCAAAATGCATCTATATATGGATTTTCTTCATTATCATAAAAATTATAATTTTTTATAAAATCTATGTTATAATGTTGTAAACTATTACTTGATAATTCATATTGTCCGTGTTCCTTTATCTCATCTAACCATTTACTGCTAACTTGAGGATAACAATAACCACATCTAAAATTACATTTATTAGAGAAGCTAATTTCTAAATATGTAGGATTCACATTGTCAACATTACTAATTTTATCAATGTATTTTTCTGCATATGGATCATTATTCTTAAATAGCCTATCACTTATACCTCCTACATTTTCAATATTCCAGCAGTAGCTACAATCATTAGCCTGTATACCTTGTAGAGCATCTTTTCTAGTTATTTTTTTCTGTTGTGTATTATGTAAACAACTAGGATCGTCTTTGATTTCTTGTTGCGATATATCATGAGCAGGAGCGTGATGGCAACTATGTGTTTTGCCTAGGTATAAATGTATAGTAGAATGTATCCAAGGAAGTGTACAAAATGAAGGACTTATCTTATCTAATCTATTTTTTATACTCATACATATTGTGCTCTAAAAGGATCAAACTCTATGCCACATTTCGTGGCACAGACGTTTAATTTTCCGTCAGCGCAAGATGGCTTGTTCCAGCTTGCTTCAATGTTATCAAATACGCCTGTCTCAAATACTTTTTGTAAACCGTTACGAGCATCTAACGCTCGTTTATCTGGTATAAAGTCCCATATTTGTTCTACATACGGATCTTTATGCCACCATTTATACATTCTTCCGGCAGTCCAACAGCAGGGCAGTGCTAGTCCTTCGGCTGTAATAAATAGATTACCTTCATCTTTTACTTTACAACGAATAGGCACTACATCATAATAGTTTTCCATGCTTCCATACTTGTCAATAATAGTTGGGAGCTTCTTTACAGCAGCATTTTGATATTCCTCTTTTGGCTTTTTGAGTTCTACTGTGTTCTCGCCTTTACGATTTACTGCTTGATGTCTTTCTTTGTTATCTATATTTGCCGTTACAAAGCGTCCTGTTTTCTTAGCTACAAATCGCTCACAGCCCCACGCCTCAGACAATGCCCTAGCTTCTTCCACTTGATGCTGATTATGCTCAAAAATTAAATAGTCCCAACGAGCTCTGCCTCCTGCTTCAATAAACGTCCGCATATTCTGTTCAACGTGTTCCCATATCACGCCTTGACGATAAAGATGGTTAGTGTCGTGTAGCCCATCCACTGAAAAAATCACTGTGCCAGCGTTTCTAAGCACTCTAGCAAGCATCTGCCACCATTCTCTATCTCTTGCTCCGCCATTTGTGTTCATAGACAACCACATTTTATCATTGTGATTTCTAAAATATTCAAATATTTTTATTGTATCTTGAGCTATAATAGGATCTCCTAAATTACCACACATATACATTGTATCTAATTGTTTAATAAATTTTGATTCAAATATTTTTTGGCAATCAAATAATGTAATCTCGTCTAAATTTATATGGGGATTAAGAGCGCCTCCATTTTGATTTCTATCGCACATTGGACAGGATGCGTTACATCTTTGGGTAACCTCTAGATGTATTTGGCGGATGTCTTCGTAGTTATACATTTTTCTCAATTCTTATGTCAGGCAAGCACATACAAAAGTCATCTTCACAAGTTACAGGCATATTATAAATTGAATATTCAGAATATATATTTCCAAAATTATGTTTTCGTGCTGTAGAACATTGTGCTCCGTACAACGACCCGTCATACCACAAAACTAATCTCTGCTTACCAATGTTACATTTCCAATTTTTGAATGCATGGTGTTTATTTGATATTATATCATAAGCATTTCGATATTTTACTAATTGCCCATTAATTTTAAAGTGCAGCGGAACATTTGGAATTTTAACTTGTAAGGAATTGGTATATCGCAAGTTTTTTAGAAGTTGTTTTTGATAACTGGAATAATTTTGTGCGCCTCCATCCATCATTCGTATTGGTTTACATATCATATCACATTTTAATTTGTAAGACTCTGCCATTTCAAACCATTCCTCAATTTTATGGAAATTATCTATATCAGCTAGTATGTCTACATTAACTTGTGTATGTTCTCCTAAAATTTCTACAATATTTTGTATATGACGAATGTCAGCATACTGTAAATGTACACTTAGGCCAATCTGATATACATTATTACATTGTGCTAACTTTTTAAAATACCTTTCAGTCCTACTACCATTTGTTACTATTTTTATATAATATTCATTTCCTAATTCATTTACAAAATCAATTAATGGCGGCCACAGAGTTGGTTCTCCTCCTGTCAAAAATAAAAACTTGTCTCCAGCGTTCAGAGTAGTAATTTGGTTAAAAAATATTTTAATTCTATCATAATCTTTTATAGGAAATGAGCCATCATTTAAAGATGGAGAACAATAACTGCATTTATAGTTACAAACATTATTCATTACCCAATCCATATATAAACCAGACGATGTATCAGGTTCTATTTTCTTAATTTTTGAAAAATCTATATCCGTCACTTAATAAAAAATCTTTAAAAATATGCGATGTCTTTTTAGAATACTGAATATTCACATTTCGCTTTAACAAAGGATGATAAAAACTAATTTCTTTATTACCTTTACTACAAACATTCTCAAAATCAATCCAAAATCTTTTAAAATCATATTTTGGATAATCTAACCATCCGTTGAGATCATATTTATTCCATGTATTATATAACGAAAAGGCTTGAAAGAATATTTTTTTGTTATATCTTATAAAAAACATATGAATTTTACCTTTGTATATAGATGATATATCAGATAAATTTTCTAGTTTTCTATCTAAATATACCAGAGAGTTATCAGACAGTTTAGTTGTTTTATCTTTTACGACTAGGACTGGTAATGATTTGTCTAATATATTACATGCCTTTGCTAGAAATTTTCCTGGATGAATTTCATTATTATAGTAAAAAAATATAGAAGGACTAAACATTTCATTTATCGCGATGTCACTTGCTATGCTAATAACTCTATCTATAGTATGAAATTTTTCAATAGGCATCTTTTTATACGCACATAAAAAAGTTATATCATTTCTTGAGATATATTTATTATATAATTTTCTCCGTGTAAAATATGATTTTACGCTATCAAATGTTCTTGGTTTGATATGACCTAAGAAAAAATCATGATTATTACGATATTCAATCCAATCATCATAAGTAGCAGGAATAATTTCGCCAACATGATCAACAATTTTAGTGTTATTAAAAAATTTATGAAATAAATCGTTATCCATTTAATTTTTTATAAAGAGTTTCTGCTAACTTCCAATCCTCTTCAGTATCAATATCAATTGATTGTAAAGCGTTGGTTTCATAATACATTGGCCTGTAACCTACTCTATCATAACGTTCTTTCATTATGTCTATATGCATAAACGGTTCTACAGCACTATCTATTTCATACCATTTTGGTAATTCTTGTGTTTTAGGCCACAAGTCATTACTACCTGTGCGGTTCCAATTCATTATATTAACGCCATCCATTACAAAAGATCCAATTCTTCTTGCTGTTGAAACTGAATCGCAATTATTTGCTTTGTAATATTCAATTACCTTATCATACTCGTCAAAAAATGGAACTGTACAATGAGTTAACAATACATAACCGTTAGGTACATGTTGAAAACAAACTTCTATTAATGAATTACTATCAGTGCTATGCAATAGTTTTGAATCTCTTTCGTAAACTTTTACTCTGTCAACATTGGCAAATTTTTTAAAAATGTTTTCATCATCGGTTGATAATACTATATCATTAATTAGTTTTGATTTTAATAATTGGTTAACTTTTAATTCTATTAGCGTTGTATCACCAAACGGAGCTGACTGTTTATCAAATTTTAATCTTGTACTGCCTAATCTACAAGGCAAAACTGCTGTTATTTTTTCCATAATACCTATATAAATATACTTATGTCAAAAAAACACTACACTAAAAAAAGTTGGAAGATTCCTAAGTTAAATTGCGACCCAAAAGAATTTATTGAAGATCCTAGATTAATATATCTAAAACTTTCACCAAAAAAGCGATGGTTGTATTTAGAACATTTACAAACATCTCAAAACTTGCCAGACAACTACATAGAAAAAAATATATTAGAACACCATAAGAATGTTTGGCACATATTTACACAACTAAATCTAAAAAGTAGCCAATATATCAATTCAGGGCAGCATAAACATGTCTTTATTGATCATACATCAGTTATCAAAATATATAACAATAGCAAATTATTAAATAGAGAAAAACAAGTATATACTTGGCTAGTAGAAAACAATTTTGATGACTTAACATTGCCTACTACATTCTTTGACACTTATAGCCAAAGTCCTTATGCCATTCCTTTAGAAGATGATGAAAATATATTATATAATAATTTCAATAAAGGCATGTATGATACTTGGAAGTATACCCCATTATTTTTCAATGAATATGGTTTAAGAATTACTATGAAACCCTACAACTTATGTATATGGAATAATCAATTACGACTTATAGATATTGGGGAGTTTATAGAGAAATCTAGTGTAACTACTGATTTATTAAGTGTACTCCAATTAGCGAGAAAATTCGCATGAACAATTATCTATACATAAAAGAAAATGGCGAGCATTGGTTTCGCCAATCTGGTACTATTTCAACTCGAGTACAATATGTTCTAAAAAATATTAAAAAAGGCAAATTTTTCATAGTTTATCCACATGAATATACTTGGCCAAGCGTTTTTCATAAAGCTGTTCAATCTAATAAAATTTATAAAAAATTAAAACTACATTTTATTTGTAATCTTGACATAGATAAAAAACGTATAGAAAGGCGGTTAGGAGTTCTTGAAGAAAATATTACAATCACACATTGGCCAACTTACTGGTTTAATACTGGCTTAGGCGATTTGCATTTATATCAGGAATACAATCTAGATCCATTTGAATTAATAAATTATAAGTTTGATAAAACATTTATATGTATGAATGGAAAATTTAGAGAGCATCGAGGTTTACTTTTAGATGAAATCTACAAACAGCAATTAGAAAATAATGGATATATCAACGTTTTACAAATTCCAAAAAATAACAACATTTATAAGCATTGGACTCCAGAAATAAAAACATTTGCATCACAAAGGCATTATACTTACAACCAAAAAGATACCGCCTTAAAACAGATTAATTTAGTAAGAATGTATTTGCCCAACGAATGGTATAAAGCACCAATTCATATTGTTCCAGAAACTGAACATCAATCATTATTTGATAACAAGATATTCTTTACAGAAAAAACTAGCTATTGTTTAGCAATGTTGAAACCATTTATAATTGTTGGGCAACAATATGCACACAAAAAATTACAAGATTACGGATTCAAATTATATGACTCTATATTTAATTATGAGTTTGACAATTATGAAAAATTATCAGATAGAATAACTGCCGTAGTTGAGCAAGTAAAAAATCTTTGTAATAGAGATCCATATGAATTATGGCACATAACAAGAGAAGTGGCAGAATATAATTTAGACAAACTAGTTGAAGTAAGCAAAACTACTATTCCAAATTTTATATATGATAACGACTTACATAAAGACTTTGGAAAAATAGTTCTGCCTCATAATGGTGGAAGACAATATATTTTTTTTGATTTTACTAAATTTAAATTTTACAATAAAATTTATTTGTAGCCAATTCTCATAAATCTATTATATTTTTCTAGAGGAAGCTCTCCTTCAAATAATACATTAGACATTGGGGTTGCTTCTGCGAAATTATCTAACGATTTTGAACAATTGATATGATCTTCTATTTCAAAATAATCATTTGTTTGTAATATACATAACATGCCTTGTGGTATCTTTGAATACCAATTATCAAAATTTTTAATATGCTCACATGATGTATTAATAATAGTATCAGGCTGTTCTGTAAGCTGTACTTTTGTCATGTCTCTTCTATAAGTTGTATACGTAAGAGGATATTCTATATCTAAAATATCTATTATGCTTGCTTTGAACTGCCAACCATCAATTACATAAGATCTATTTAAATTATCAGCAACTTTTGCACATTCTGGCTCTATATCAAAAGACCTTATCTTATCAAATTTTTCTCTAGCATTTTGAAACATAAGGCTAGCTAATGTCCCATACCAACCTGCACAAATAAAAACTAAACCTAAATTATCTGGCAAATTTTCAATTAACCATAATTTACTTTTTAACTGTCCAATAGAATAGGCATCTATTAAAGATTCTTCAGTTTCTGGATATAAATTTAAGGTACGCTTTATTTTGGATATAACTGTATTTTCTGGGTATAAAAATTCTAAACCATTTAAAATTTTAATAATATTTGTCATAAAACTTCATTTATAAAATATATCATACATGTCGTGTATTACCGTAATGAATTACTTTACACTTATTATTTTCATATATCCTCCAAGGATCAATTACAATCGAATAATTTGGAATTTTACAGTAGAATTTGTTTTCATAATTTTGTCCTGTATGTTGATATGTAATGTTTGAATTGTGAGCTAATAAAAATACACAAGGTCCAAGGGGTATGTAATTATCACCAGTTAACGGATCTACATAATTTACTTCAGCGCCCATCTCTTTACAATAATGCCCAACTAGCAAACTATAACTACCTTCTAAATAAGGCACATTTGGTTTGTAGGACTTACCGTGTATCACTATTGGATAATTATTTTCTTGTGCTTGGGCAACTAATACTGAAGCTAAATTTTTTGCTTGTACTTCTCTAGCAGTCATAATAGAATCAAACAAATCATAACCTAACCCTAACTCATCCGCCATATATCGTAGAGCAATATTATCTCTAGGATGACACGCTCCGCCGTCGCCCATTCCAGCTTTCATATATTGTGGACCCATGATACGCCATGTAGATTTAGCCAATGCATCTGTGACAATATCAACATTTATATTACCTTGTCGTTCTGCTACGTCTTGAATCATATTCACTAATGATAATTTTGCAGAAATAAATGTATTATAAAATACTTTAATACATTCACATTCGTCCCATGTACCAACAATATAGCGTGGATCATTCTGCATTATAGTCTTATAAAACTGAACTAATTTTTTTGCAGGACCTGTTTCTTTGCCATCTTCGGTTCCTATCATTACCATTTCAGGATTAACCATGTCCCACGCTACAGAACCCATAGCAATAAGATAAGGATTATACACAAATTCACAGTTTGTAACTAAAGGTACTAACTCTCTGCGCACAGTCCCTGGCAAAACTGTTGAGATTAAAACTAAAATTTGCTGTTTTTTCATATAATGATTTGCTTCTTTTAGCACAGATTTTGCAATATCATATGAAAAATCTTTTGGTGGTAAATCTGAGATAGGTGTTTTGCCGTCGTATCTTGTATCGTGTGGTGTAGGCACTGCTACAAATACAATATCTTTTCCTTCAACTACTTCTTTAATTGATTCTACAACTTTGAGATAATCTGACTCAACAGATTGTACATCATAACCATCAACTTGATGACCACCTTTTACTATTTCTGTAGCGCAAGGCAAACCTAATTTTCCTAAACCGATAAAACCAATATGCATAACATTATTTTTTTAATATCTATATTTTTCAAATTGCTCCTTTAACCAATCAAAATCATTTATTTGTTTTAATGCTTCTACATTACCTGTATGTTTATAACCATATTCTCTGCCTGCTTTAGCCCCTGCTATGGCATAATCTCCATAAGGTTTATCTGCGCCAACTGTGCACCATATGTCTAATCTTTGTTCAGTTTCTTGAGACTTTTGTCTATCAATTACCTTAGATGCTAATTTACAACATTCTCTAAAAGCAGATTTCCAAGTCGAAAACTCATCAACATTAAATGCAGTAATATTAGATACTTCTTGCATAGCTTTAAACTTATCTGTGATTGAGGTAGTCATATCAGGCTTTGAAGTATCCATGTTGACAGTAAGTTGTCGGGGAAATAATTTTATTCCTCCATAACCATAAACTAAATTATTAATAGGATTTTTTGATCTCCATACGTGAACTGTTTCTCTATCCCATTTCTCAACAAACAAATCAAAGTTAAAATCATCCAACAATATAGCATCGGCATCTACAATCCATACCATCTCAGACTGCGATTGCTTTGCTGCCTGTATATGTGCTTGGTGGATACCTTTTACACCATGAACCCGAGTAGCGTAAGGTGCTTTCTTTAACAATTCCTCATAGTGCTTGTCTGCCAATGCTTCATCATAACTCATAAACACTACATCATATGGCCTGTGCCTAGAGACAACAATATCCCAAGATTTTTTATGTACAATATGTCGATGCTCAAGCTCTCTTTTACTAATAGGTTTATGTTTTGAACATAAAAAGACTCCATTGTCTTTTTCTTCTCCGTTACATATGTTTTTGAATGTATGATTTTCTTTTCTATTATATTCGTCATCGTGTGTAAAATATAAATTAGGAATAACTATATCTTTAACTTGCATCGGAACTGCATAGAATAATTCTGTAGTGGAATTTTTTAATGCATGCAAATAATCATCGTAATTATCTACATTCATTATAGCGTAATTTACAGGTGTACTTGCAACTATGTCCCATTCCTTACGTGAAACCAAATGTCTAAATTCAATTTCTTTTTTTGATAAAATTTTATGCTTAGATAATAAAAACAATCCATTGTAGTAATCTTTATCATCTACCCTATGGATAAATGCATGATTTTCTTTCCTGTTATATAAATCATCATGTGTGAAATATATGTCAAAATCAAAATTACTCGTATCTATAT